ATGGAACGCGAACGACCGCCCTATCTGGGCAAACTGGCGCGCGAGCGTCGCGGCAACTGGATGATGTACGTACTGGCAGCAGCGCTGCTGGCGGCGATGATCGGCGGTTGGAAGGTCTACACCAACACCGTGGCAGCGTGGCATGTGCGCTTCGAATCAGCACCAGCAGCGTCACCACGGCAAGCGGCCGTGCGCACAGACGAAGCGTCTAGGCCGCGTATGTCTGAAGCAGAACGGATCGCTCGAGAGTTAGAAGATGCGGCGATCATTGATGCCCACCGCCGGGCAGAAGCCGAACGTATTGAGCGCCTGAGAAGCCGGGCCAGTAAGCGTCCGTCAGGCTGGGTCTGCGTCAACGGAAAGCACTATCAGGTGCAGCCCGATGGCACCTTCCAGCGCACACCGGGTGCGACCTGCGAGTGATCGCTTACCTGCCGTCACCAGTTGGACCGGTCGCGACTTGCGCGGTGGCCGACGACGAAACCCGGTTGCCGGCGCCGACGACCTGCGTCGGATCACCCTCCACGACCGCGCCAGCGAGCGAATAGGGGCCGTCCATGTGCTGAGGTGCCCTCTCCTGCTGCTCGGGCTGCTCCTGCGTCTTACGGGCGCTGCGGTCCGTGTACGGGTTATAGGGAGCGCCCCAGCGGGCGACGTAGTGGCACTGTTCGATGGCAATGCGGTAGGGCGTGCCCTGCTCGGTCACGCAGCTGCACGTTGGCAGGGCGAGATCGCCATCCGCGCCCTGCCCCTGCCCGCTAGACATGCAGAACAGTTCCGGGTCGGATTTGACCTGGCGGTCATCGAACACCGGCGCGGTCCACGGTTTGAGGTCGTTCCGCGGCTGGTGCGCCTGTTCGTACTCAAGCAGTGTTTGATGCTGGGTGGTCAGGCCGGGCATGAGCCCGGGCACCGTCGCTGGCGCTCCGTTACCTGGGCTCAGCCCGGCCGACGTATTGACCTCATCCGAGGCAGAGCCCCCAAACCGATCATCCATCCGCTTGCTGACGTAGAGCACAAGCAGCACGACGACAAGAAGCACTAGCGCGATAGCGTAGAAGAACCACGGGACTCGCTTTTCGCTGGTGTCGTACTTGGTCGAGGTGTAGAGCTTGAAAACGTCCTTCGGATAGCCGGTGCGCGTGTTGGTCAACGGCTGGGCCTTGACCGGATTGCGCTCGAAACGGTCGAAGCGCTTGATACGCACGAACGGCAGGCCGTATTGCCTGCGCACGTGATAGTGCTCTTCGATCAGATCGTGCAGGAAATCGTCCTGCTGCCGCGCCGGTGACTGGCAGATCATCACGAAGTCGATGCCGCGATGCCGGTGCTTGGCCACCTGCTTGACGTGCTCGGGCACCAGCGATCCCGGAGCGCGCTTGGGGAACATGCCGTGTTCGTAGGCTTCGTCTACGAGGATGATTGCGCCATCGAACTCCGGTAGTTCGTGCCACCGCTTGAGCTGATCCGGATGGAGCTCGATGGCACCCGCCTTGCCGGCGTTGAAGTCGCGCACGTTGCACACGTAGAGCTGTCGCAACGGATGCTTTGCCGGGTTCTCTTCGTGGAGCTTGTCGGCCTTGGCTTTCATGTCCAAGGCGAACTTCAACGCAAGGACTGTCTTGCCGTGCCCAGGTTGGCCGGTGAACTGGTAGTACATGTCAGCTGGCCCCCTGCAAGAGGCCGTCGAGCTTGGCCGTTGCCATGTTGAACAGCTGCAGCCCAGCACGCGCCACGATCGCGCTGATCACCATGGTCATGAAGACGGTGACGCCGCAGTAGTTGAGCATTTCCTGAGCCTTGGCCGGCAGGCCGAGGAACTTGGACTCGATGAAGGTGCGCACCTGCGGATAGGCGACGGTGAACGTCACGAACGACATGCCGGCGCCGGCCATGAGGCGGGCGAAGATCGAGGAGCCGGCGAGCTTCAGGCCGGTCATGATAAGACCGGCGAACTTGACAAGAATCGAGTCCATCAGCGGTTCCATCCGAGAATGATTCCGACGCTAACGAAGGCGCCGAGCATGATGTTGAAGGTGCGCGTCCAGAAAAGCAGATCGCACCACCACGGCAGCGAATCGAAGTTGAAGGAGTGAGCGATAGAGCCGACCTTGAAGTTGATCGTGCCCATGCTCGGGCAGCTGCTACCGCCGCCGAACCCGCCTTGATCGAGGCGCGCGGTCGGATCGAAGATCGCTTCACGCACAGGGCCATGCTCGGGCTCCGGGCCTGCGCCCTCGGTGCCATCGCCCTGCACCTTGGTCCACTCGGGCTGCTCGCCTCCATTGCAGGCCGTGCGCCATGTCGTAAACAGGATTCCGCAAGAGACTGGATCGCCTGCACACGTAGGCGGCTGATTGCATCCACTGGGCAACGTGGCATCGCCGAGCGTCACGTTGCATGGTCGCTGGTTCGGACCACCGCACACCTGCCCTTCCTCGCCAGCACCACCGCCCTCCCCTGCTCCGGGATGACCTTCACCACCGGGACTGCCGCCACCGGGAAACTGGCCGCCACCGGGATTGCTTCCGCCTGTGCCGGGCGATGAGTCGGTGTCGCCGGGTTCTTCGGGCTCTTCTGGCTCGCCGGGTTCCTCGCGACCGGGGCAGCCGGCTGGAATCGGCGTGGCATCGCAAGGATCCGGCTCAGGCTCAGGCCCAGGTACCAGCGTGTCGCCGTCAGCGCACACAGCACCGTCAGGGAACAGAGACGTGAGGTGACAGTCCGGGCCGCTGCAGACGTTGATCACGGAGTTGTAGGAGCACCCTTCAAAGCACGCCTTGCCGCCGAGAGTCGGAGACGTCCAGCCGGCCAGCTCCTCACGAACAGCGCAGGTGTTGCGATAGACATGCGTGCGCGACAGCGACTGCCATGTGCCGAACTGCCGGGTTTGGCCTACATACCAGCTGATGTTGCACGGCGGAAACTGGCAGACGCCGTCAATGACACGCGACTGAGCACCCTGTGAGTTGCCCATGTACTGGGCGTAGTTCAGCGCGTTGACGTACGCCTTGCCCTGATCGCAAAGCACGCGCTTCGGGTTGACGGTCAAGTTTTCATCGTCCGAGCACATGAAGGAGATATCCCACTGCGCACGTGCCTCCTGGCATCCGTAGATGAAGCCGACCAGCGCGAGCAACGCGACGGTCCAGCGGTACCGCCACAAGCGTTCGATCACGTCCCACATGTCGCCCCCTAGACGGCCTCGTAGGCGAGCCACAGCGCGCCGAGAACCGCGATGATCACGAAGTAGCCGATCACGTCATTTCTCCCTAAAAAAAAGGGGGAGGCGGCCGCGCTCCCCCGCTTCACCACCTCGACAACGGCGTTACTTGCCGATGGCCTTGCGGATCAGCGTGTAGAGAACGAACAGGGACAGCACGCCGACCATCAGCGCGAGGATCGAGGTCACGTCGGCCTCCACGCCGCCCAGCTTGGCGAGAACGATCGGACCGAGGCCACCGGCACCGGACGCCATGGCCAACGGAGAGAACAGGGCCACCATCAGGCCAGCGATCAGGGCGGAGGTCTTGCTCTTGAACATCTGCAGCATTGGTATTCCCCTTGTTTTAGGCGCTAGTCGCGCATTGCTTGCTGTTGTGCCCGGATGATTAGCCGGGCGATCAGCCCGAGGGTCCACATGCCGCCAATCGCACCCGCGATCAGCAGCCCGTCTTCAAACGACAGGTTCGGGATTGAGCACATGTGACCCTCTGGGCATTCGGTTGCGGCCGACGACTCGGGTAACTCGAAGTCAAGCCAGACGCGTGAGTTGGAACTGGCCGTGCACGTGCCGGCGGGAACGTTCGGGCTGTGAATGCAGCCGACAGCGCGCACGGTCACGGTCATGGGTTAGGCCGTCGCGGCGGCGCGGGTGGTGGTGGCCGGGATCGCCTCGAGCACGGCGTACTTCGAGAAGGCGTGCGTGCCCTTGTTGACCGTCAGCATCTTCTCGGGGCGCATGCGGTAGCGGCCCGGCGGGAACGGTGCCTGCCCGTCTTCCAGCCGCACCTCATACGGGTACGCGAAGCCGCCCGCTTCGAGCCGGGCATCCTGCTTGCGGGTCTTGTAGTCGACCTGTTCGCCCGCGTCGTTCTTGAAGCTGCCGGCGCGCTCCTTGACCTGGGCGCCGTCGATCACCACCACGATGTCATTGCTCATTGCTGCTGTCCTCTTCGTCATCTGGTCGATTGATGAGGCCCGGCACGTCCGACCAGTTGAGACGTCCGGTTTTTGCCCACTTCGGCACCTTGTCCACGCTCAGCGCGGTAATCACCTGCAGCAGCTCGTCCGGGTCCGGCGCGAGCTTGCGAATCTCGTTGATGGTCGAGCCGTACATGCGCTTGGCGTGGCGCAGGACGGACTTAGCAGTGGCCTTGCTGACCTCGTTGCACACTTCGAGGCGCTGCATGCAGGAGGACACGAAGTCCAGGCACTCGAAGGCGCCGCGCATGAAGCCCATCGGGTCGGACAGCACATCCAGCGTGATCCGCTTGCGGGTGCTGGATCGCATCTGCAATTCCCACCGCACCCACGGGCTGTCCAGGTCACCCAGCTGCTTGCCCTTCTCGTACACGCGCAGCTGCTTTTCGCTGCTGCTGTTGCCGACGTAGAAGGTCGAGCCCTTGCCGCTGCCCCAGTCATCGAAGCCCTTGGCCTGCGGGCGATGACGCTTGCCGCCGAACGAGTAATCGAACTCCCCTACTTCGTACATGCACTGCGCCAGCGCGAGGCTGCGATGCCCGTCGAAGTCATCGAACGCGGTATCCACTCGGGTGAGCATCGTTCCGCACCGTTCGAGCTTTGCTCGAAGCGCGCACCACCGCTGCGCGTGGTCTGCGCTCGGTGCGCCCCGATGCTCGTACAGTCCGCATCCCAAACCGGTCAGCTCGAAGCGCAGGGACGGCCGACCGCCCTTTCGCTGGGTCAATTCGCCGCCGACTTCGATGGAGCCGGCGAAGTCGCCGAACACGTTGGTGAGCAGGTACTTGTAGGCGTAGAACGAGCCCGGCCCGGCTTCGACCGCCAGCACCAGCCCGGTGCCCTCGAACATGTAGCGGAACGCCGCCTGGGCGATGCTGGCCACCACGGCGTCGGCCGGCACGAACGGGATGCGCTTGCCGGTGACGACCTCGCCGTTCTCGTCGGCCTGAAGGCCCTTCGGCTTGGCCTTGGGGCCGTAGGCGCGCAGGTGTGCAGCCAGACCGTCGAGGCTGGCGTATTCGCTCTGCCAATCGGCTTCGGTCAGCAGGTCCCAGAGATCCACCGAGCCGGCGAGCCAGTCGATGCCTGCCCAAGTGCGTGCGGTCGATTCCGCCGCTGTGCGGAGTTCTTCTTCAACCGCCCCACGGAGATTACGGCCACGGGCCAGTGCCTCGCGGCGGGCTTCGCTGCTACCTGAACGATTGACTCCCCTGTTAGACGAGGGGAGTCGGCCGGCCGCGCCGCCGTCAGCCACCAACCACCTCCCCTGCCCTCGCGTGCACCTGGGCACGACGCAGGAAACCGCACTCAGCGATCGTGACGGACGCTTCGTCCGCGATGCCGTCCCAGAACGAGCGGTCGAGGCCGTCCGCCGGGAACATGTCCTGCAGGCGGTCTACGGCGATGTCGTACGCGAGGCGTGCGCCCCGCTCGGTGTCTGTCGGGCGGCTCAACGGACGCCCCGGCGAATCAGCGCGAGCGCACCCACGACGAACATCGCGAGGAAGATCACGGAGATCATGGCCGCGCTCCGATCAGCTCGATTCGGGCGGTAATTGCGGCATCGACCCGGGCCAGTTCGCCCAGGTCTCCATCAGCCAGTGCGGACGCGCGCAGCGCGTACAGCTCGTAGAGCCGGCAGCTCGTCAGTTCGGTCATGTCCCTATCCCCTGATGCGGGGTCGCTGCCTGCTTCTGGCGGTAGGCCGTTGCCGGCCGGCTGCGATCCCCTGCCCTAGCGCCCTAGACCCGCACGCCCCGGCTAGGGCACCGGGGGGCGGGTGTCGCCTACAGATATAGGCGACGGGCGCTTTATAACCGCCTACTGCTATAGGCGTCAACAGCAGTAGGCTACCGCGATAGGCGAGCCGGAGGCGATATGGATTGGGACGAGTTCTTCGAGAAAACGAGGGTTGCAGCCGGCGTGGATAGCTTCTCGAAGCTGGCGCCGAAGCTCGGGATCACCGATGGCGCCATCGGGCACTACCGCCGCGGACGACAAATTCCGTCGGTGTGGGTCGTGGCTGATGCCCTGCGCATCCAAGGGCATCCGAACCCGGAAATCGCGGCAGTCGAGATCATGCGAAACGAGGCCAGGACTTCGTCGGAACGCACGTTCTGGAAGCGGTTGCGGGCGGTGTCCGCGATGTTGTTATGCGCAATAGGCGTTGGGCTGATGAACCCTGCAAATGCCTCGCCGCATAAGGCTATGGCAGCTTTGAGCACCGGGTCGAATTTCGACCATTCTGTATATTATGTAAAAATTGGCTGCGGCGGTGCTTGCTGGGGCCTCGCTTCTGGAATTGGCTGTCTGCCGAGGACCAATACGGACCGCATGTTCGGTAACTACAGGCCAGACGTGCAGACAAATGGATGCCACGTCAGCCATATCCAGAAAACTAGCGACCATGGAGATCGCATGCGCGGAAAACTCGATGACATGACCGCCAACAGCTGGTCACACCGGGCGCTCCCGCTACCAGCAAACCGCTCCTTAGCTTGATGGACTTCGAGAAGTCTCGGCTCTGTCACCAGTTCCTGGGTTCTCAATGCCTCGGGAGCCTCGGATTTCAAGCTGGTGGGCTGCGCCAGCCTCCACCGACGGCAGCCGAAAAGCGGCGTCGTGGCGCGCCTCCGCCCCAGTAGACCGCTCCGCGATGCGAGTCGCGGGTGGACAGGTCGTTTCAAGCTTTAAGTGCGGTGGGGGCCAAGGCGATAGCCACGAAACCAGTCATCCTCGATTTCGCTAGTCAGATACGGGAGTGCGAGGACTGACTTGGTCACCTCCCGCAACGCTTCCCCCTGTCGAGCAATGGCCTCAATGTCCCTGACCGTCGGATAGTGGCGAAGCAGCCGGTGCGCCTCTTCGCGAACCTCCTTGGGTAAGGCCTCGCTGGCGGCGAGTTCCTTCAGGAACGCACCGGCCTGGAGCACGTTGCGTGTGCGCTCGCTGGGCATGGTCATGCGGCTACCTAATCTCTTATCTCTTGGATTTTCAAGCTTACATTGTTGCGTCAGCGCTAGTCTGTGCGTGCATGCTTTCCGCTCGCTGCTCCCCGCGGCTTCGCCGACTTGCGTGGCTTGGCTGGCTGAACCTGTAGAGCCTGCAATACTGCAGCAGGCAGGCCTTGGAATCGCGCAAGTTGAGCGTCGAGGGCATCGGCGCGAGCACGCTGCGCGCTTGCTTCGGCCAAGGCGTCCGTGAGCTTTGACTGAGCCAGCTCGAGCGCCATGAGTAGCTTTCCTTCTTCCGTAGTCCGTTCCTTGCTCAGTTGCTCCAGGCGCTTCTTCAGCTCACTGGCTTCTCGTCGGGCACGATCTATCTCCGCGTGGCTTCGATCCTCTGTGGCACGAACATGCAGTGTCATCGCATCACGTTCAATGCGAGCATCGTCCTGTGCGCGCTGCAGCGCCGTTTGGAGCTGCTCACGTAACGCCTCCAGTTCGGTGACGCGTGTTTGAGCCGCACTCTGGTGATGCAAGTTCTCCTGGACTTGTCCCTGCAGCTGGAGAACGAGTCGCTCCAGCTCAGCAGAACGGGCAGTAGCGAGTTGCTCGCGCTGACCGGCCAACTCGGATGTCTTGATTCGCCCCTCAAGTTCGGCCCGCAGCTCGTTGCGCTCCAGTGCAAGGGCCTCGCGATCCGATAGCAGGGTGAGGCGATCGCTGGCCAAGTCGGCCGCGGCACGCTCATGTGCATGCTGGAGCGCCAATGTCCACCACTGCCCTGCCAGGATCTGGACGGCTTCGGGTGCTCCCGGCGCAGACACTTGCACCGCATGGTCCTCCAGTCGTCGACCCAGCGCCTTCCACCAAGTGTCCAGCCAGCGCGTGACCGTGTTGGGCGAGCCGGTTCCCAGATGAGCGCGGATCCGCTCGACCGTCGGACGCTCGCCGGCAGAGACCAAGGCGTCTGCGGCCTGGTGGACATCGAGTTCGCTGATTCCGCGGGCCATCTTGGTCTCCTGCTTCGGCGCCCTACCCCATTGTCGGCATACTCACGATAAGTGATGATTATCGTGGCTACAGGCGTAAAATCGTAGTAAAACATACATACTATGAAAGATACTCCCGCGATTCCGACCCTCGCGCAACCGGCCTCCAGCCTGGTCCTGCCCGACCAGCTCGCCCAGCAGGCCGCCGACGCGGTGCGCGAGCTGCTCGCCGAAGCGGCGGCGGCCAACACCACCCGCAGTTACGCCAGCGCGCTGCGCTATTGGGCCGGCTGGCACGCTGCCCGCTATGGGATCGAGCTGACTTTGCCGGTGCCCGAGGCTGCGGTGCTGCAGTTCGTGGTCGACCACGTGGTGCGCCGTAATGCCGACGGCGACCTGGCCTGGGAGTTGCCGCCATCTGTTGATCAGGCCCTCGTGGGTGCGGGCCTGAAAGCCAAGCTTGGCCCGTGGACGCTATCGACCGTGCGCCACCGCGTCGCCGTGCTGTCCACGGCGCATCGACTCAAGCAGTTCCCGAATCCGTGCGAGCAACCGGCGATTCGGACCGTGTTGAGCCGCGCGGCCCGCGCCGCGGTCAAACGTGGCGAGCGGCCGCGCAAGAAGACCGCGATCACCTTGGCTGAGCTCGAAGCCATGCTGGCCACCTGTGACGACAGCCTGGAAGGCGTGCGCGACCGTGCCCTGCTCTGCTTCGGCTTTGCCAGCGGAGGGCGTCGCCGCAGTGAAATTGCGGCCGCCGACATGCGCGACCTGAAGCGGATCGGCGACCAGGGCTACATCTACCGGCTCGAGCACAGCAAGACGCAGCAGGCCGGCGTGACCGCGAATTCGACACCGGACAAGCCCGTGCTCGATCGTGCGGCGCTTGCGCTGGAAGATTGGTTGGAGGCGTCCGGGATTACCGAGGGGGCGATCTTTCGTCGCCTCTGGAAACGGCGCATCGGCCCTGCCCTCTCTCCCGCAGCCGTCGGCGAGATCGTGCAGCGGCGTGCACGTCAGGCAGGCTTGGAGGGGGACTTTGGCGGGCACAGTCTGCGGTCCGGATTCGTAACAGAGGCCAGCCGTCAAGGCGTCTCGCTGCCGGCGATCATGCAGCTGACGGAACACCGTGCGGTGTCGAGCGTGATCGGCTACTTCCAAACGGGTGGCGCGACGACAAATCCCGCTGCTCGTCTTCTCGAAGACTAA